AAAGAGTTGCTGTAGAAGTGACTTTAAAATAAAGCGCACGAGCAGGATCAGCAGAACCATCCGCTACAGTAGTCGTTTGGTTACCATCTGAACCAAAACAATCTTGAGTGTTATACCCAAGAGAATCAGCAATAAGTTCTAAATTAGTATTAGTACTAGTACCCCAAGTACCGTCTTCATCGCCTGTAGTAATTTCTTTAAGTCTTAAATTATTTACATAAGTAGCCATAATATATTCCTATGCTGCTTTGTTTATATCTACCCAAGTAGGTGTTTGAGAATCATCTATCGTAGTCCAACCACCTCTACTTATTGTTCCTACCGCTCCCGTGCCACTTACACCTGTAGGTACTATAGAACCACCAAATGCAATAGTAACAGGCTCAACTCCACCTGTCCCCACCACTCCAGTTATCGCAGGTAACACTAAATCAGTAGGTGCTCCAACAGCACTTGTGCCGACTACACCTGTAACAGATACAATCCTATCGTACGCTGGAGTAACCGTGCCGACAGCACCCGCGCCTTGAACCCCAATAGGCTCAAGTAAATCTCCTACCACAAGTCCAACAGCGCCTATAGCACCCGTACCACTTACGCCTGTAGGAGTTACAGAATCTACTACGCTTATTGAAGTAGTTCCTACTGCACCCGTACCACTTACGCCTGTCGGTGTTTGCACACTGCTGTATGCAGTAGTTACGTTTCCTACACTACCTGTTCCTGCTGTGCCTGTTGGGATTATAAGTCCCGTACGGTTTATACCAACACCACCTACCGCGCTAGTTCCCTGTACTCCAGTAGGGATTACAGACCCTCCTATGGAGAATCCTACAGTACCTATTGCTCCTGTAGCTGATACGGAAATATTGACATTATTTCCCCACGAGCCTTGGCCCCACGTACCTGCGCCCCATGTAGCTCCAAGACTTACAACTTTATCAGCCATTCAAGACCTCTAGGCGATACGTATAATCGCAGTAGAAGCACCAGCAGCAGGAAATTGGATTTGAAAATCTCCTGAACTTACTGTTTGATCTCCACTAAAACTTAATACTGCACAGGCTGAATTACTGTTGCTAGTGTTATAGATCATTGCTCCACACGTTGTGAAAGAAGCACTTGACCAAGTAGTATCATTGAAATCACAAACAGCCGTAGTACCAGAAGCAACTGGGGTTACGTTAGTAAGAGTGTTACCACCTGAACTGTAACCTGAACCACTTGCTTCATCACTGTTTCCAGTAATATCGCTATAATTAGTGCTTGCTGCGCCATAAGTGCCTGAACCTGCTGACTGCGACTTTAACAACGCAATCTTTAAAGTATCCGCACCATTTTGTAAATCATGAAGCCCTTTAAGCAGTTCAACTTTAAAAGTCGTGGGCATCGCTGTTGCTACTGTTATTGCCATGTTATATCTCCAATAGTTTTACAAGTTCCGAATGCCCAGCATCGCGGAATTGGTTTGCCAAAGTTGTGCGGTCTGAACGAATAGCCTGTTTCATATACTCAACCAGTACCCCACGGATTTGATTTTTAAACGCTTCTGCCTGTTCCACAATCAAAGGATGGCTATTACCACCCACATAAATTATTTTATCTAACGCCTGTTCAGCTAACTCTTCGGGAGTAAACCCTCGCTTAGATATAGTAGTAACCTTTACGTTACCTATTTCTACAATGCTTTCAGAGCTTATCATTAAACGGCCTCCACTTTAGTCTGACCCCCACGATAAGTGTCCTCGCGTAATTTGCCATCCCCTAGGTTTTTAAGTAACGCTATGGATTGCACGTACATCTTTTCATAAGTAGCTATCATATCAGGCTCTCCTTTCTGAAACCTAATAGCTTCCATCAAGGTTCCATTCAAAAGAGCAGAATCAAATTCCGTGCCCAACCATGTAGTATTAGCGGTTACTATAGATTCTGGATAATAAGCAAAGTGTATTTCTGCTTCAAAATTAGCGTTAGGGGTTGGCCCTACTATAAAGCTAGTTTCGTCAAAAATAGCATAATGCACAGGCACTCCTGTTGTAGCAGGATTAGGGTAGGCTTCGCGCATGAAGTTTACATCTTTATCCAACAAAAAAATGTAATCACTACCGCTTATTATGGCTAAAGAATAAGCATACAAAAAACCAGAAGGAACTGTTAAATACTTATTACCACTAGTTAATGAACCTGTTTGATTCTTCCGCAACGCAGGTAAAGAAACAGTAGTGTATATTTTTTGCTCTGCTTGTTTGGTAAACATAGCAAGCTGGTCATCTGTAAACGTTTGCTCACAAATGTCATTAACATTAGCTTTAAGCTCTGTATAGTTCACTACGCCATTGGCCCTCTTGCTTTAGTACCCTTAGTAGCCGCACCATTACCACGAGTTTCTACTCCACTTGTCTTCATATCTATGGGTTGGTTAACTTGTGTGCCGGGACTATAAACTGTAGGTTCGTTTGGAAGCTCTATAATCTTAGGTGCTTTTTTGTTTTCTCGTCTCATACTAAATACCTCTATACTATTGTTATGTTACCAACCATAGAACCATGATTAGTGCATTGATATACCAAAGACGTGTCACTTGGTTCATGAGGCACGATAAATTGTGTCAAACCTGTGGTAGAGTTATAGTCCTCTGTAACTCCGGTTGTAAATGCAGAGCCACCCGCAGAAGTTCTAATTTGTAAAGGATGACTTGATACATTAGCCGTATTATCTATGAGATATGTATGGCCTTTGTAAAAAGTAAAATTTGGATTATTGCCAGATGTAGCGCCGGGGCCAGTGAATGTATATGCTGTAGACCCTACCACACCTGCTGTGTACTTAGTTACAGGGCCAGTTGTCTCATCATTTAGTCTAATCCATGCACCGCCATGTGCGAAGTAAAGTCCTCCAGTTGCATGAACGTGAGCCACAGCGCCGTGGTAAGTAGATGCGCTAGGTAAATCACTCAAGTTCGCATAATAAAAAACAATTTTGTTTGCACCGGAACTTACGTCTAAAAGACCACCAGAATCTATGATGTCTGTAAGAGTTGTACCATTTCCAAGAGCCGCGTACACCTCATTAAAATTATCATTGACTTTATCCGCACCCACACGAAGAGTATCACCTGTTCCATCATTAGCAGAAGAGCCTATACCTATCGTTTGTTTTGCCATGTTCTATCCTTCGTCAAATGTATCTATAGTTGAATCAAGCGTAATCAAAGTGCTGTCAAACCTTGGTGCAACTGTAGAAACGTTTACAGAACCTACACTTCCTGTTGCACTTACACTAGCGCTAGTTACTGTAACATTTCCTTCTATTGGTCCTATTACAACTTCCCCTACTTTACCAAATCCAACGACTATAGAGGGATCGATTGGTTCTATATGTGCCCTACTTGCCGCTAACTCTGCAAAATCGGGTCTAGGATTTCTAAGAGCTTGCGGATCATCTACCGGAAACTCCCCTAACCTGTTTTGAGGTTGGTCAGGATTCCAACACTCAGGACACGCTTTTATCTCAGTTACATTCCCTCTTTGAACTAAATTCCTTAACTCTCGTAATCGGTACTGAAATCCGCATACATCACATATTGCAAGTGCCTGTTGTCCCGATGCAAACCTCTGCGACATACTTACCTCATACCTTATTACGTATTAACGGTACTAAGTTAATAGACGCTTTTTCTCTGTCCTCTTTCGCAGCCAAATCAAACTGGCGTTCATATTCTGTCTGTAGCATGGGTACTCTTGTAGCTAATTCAGGGTCTTTCATAGCCACGTAATAAGCTAACCCTGCTACCAAACAAGGCAAAAATCTAAAATTAACATCCGCAGTTTGCACTCCACTACCTGCATCTTGAACCCTTCTCATACGATAATACTTTAATATGTACGTAGGAGAATCAGCAGTGCCTTTGTCTGGTACAGGCCACAAAGTCGCTTTTGGGTTATCCCGTGCTCTATCTATATAGATTTGTATGGGACGACCCTGACTTAATTTGTTTGGTATAGTTGCGTAAGTAGAAACACTTATACGAGAAACACTGAGATCAGCTTGTGTAGACACATTACCACTTCCGGTGCGAATAACATGTTCTAGTAAATCAATAGTGTCAGCAGGCAAATCATAAGTTGCAGTTCCAGCAACTAAATTAACCGTGCCTTCATCTATCGTCCACATATTGATCCCACGGTTTTGCCACTCAATAGTAAGCAAATTCATAGACCGCCTTGCAGTGCGTAGGTCATAACCAGAACGCATTTCACGCCCAGCTCGTTCCCACGCCTCTTCAGCGATTTCAGTGAAATCCATGTTAAACGCAGTAGTACCGGAAGTAGCCATAAGTTATCTCTTTCTTTTAACTGGGCCTTTCTTCTTTGCCATACCGCCGCCGCGCATTTTTTTAGTAGCCATACCGCCGCCGCGCATTTTTTTAGCTGGGCCTTTCTTCTTTGCCATGCCACCGCCTTTCATTCGTTTTTTAACTGGGCCTTTCTTCTTTGCTCCACGCATTTTGTAGTCTCCTGTAAAACTTAGTACGTAATTTATACATTTCTTTTACATCATACTCTTGAAAGTACTTATCGTAGTATCCAAGAGGTCTTAACTTTTCGGCAGCTTCTTCCAATTTAGAAAGCCTCTGCACGAAAAATATGGCATAATCTATTTCCGATTGAGGTTCATATTCTCCATCTTCCAATAAATCATTTTCTTCATCTTCTGGGTGAAACCCCATCACCCACATATCTCTATCTCTAAAAACATTGTCTGCAATAGCTTTATTAATGCTATCTACAAATTGATGAAACTCATCTTCATCTTTTATATACGCTATGTCTGATATTATTAATAACTCTTTTGTATCATCCCAATTATGTAGTGCCATGTATAACTGTTCGTAATCTTTTTCTTTAGTTTTAAAAACTATATCTACCTTCTTCTGCTTCCACGCTGCCTTCGCATAAGGGCAAACGGGTAAATTGTTATATTCTGGATTGCTAACCTCTAAAGTATATTTTGACCAATCTTTTATCTCTTTAATTATGGCGTTACGTTCGATCTTATTAATCATTTCTTTTTAGCAATTTTCTTTTTTCTTCCGCTAGTTAAAGATTTTTCTAATCTATCCGCTTGACCTGCATGTAGCTTAGAAGCCTTCCTAAGTTCTCTAATCATTTTACGCTTTTGTGCGTCATTAAATGCGCCCATTACCTTTTACCTCTAGCCTTCTTTGTTACTTTTTTCTTAGCGGTTTTCTTTCTACGCAAAGATTCTACTCTTCTAGGCTTACCTGCTGGTTGTCCTATACGTTTTTTCTGTGCGACTCTTTTTCTTTTTTCTGCGGTGGTCATTTCTCCAGAGGTTTTAGGTGTTTTACTAGAAACTCTTTTGCTAGGTCTACAATAAGGCGTTCCTCTCTTTTCACCTTTCTGCCGCCCACAAGCCTTGCCTGTTCGCACATCTTTCCAATCTTCCTTGAACCAGCGTTTTAACGCTAACCCTTTCTTAGTTTTTCTTACTGCCACGAGACTTATTTCCGTAGTTTTTAGCACCCACCTTACGGCATTTGGCAATAGCTCCAGAAGCATAAGCAGATGGAAATACTCTATAACGTGCCTTTACCTTATGGTAACAAGCGTCTTTGGTAGAACCACCTTTCTTAAAAGTAATAGGCTTTATCCTACCCATCCCTCTTGATTTCATCATGCTCTTGTCTTCCCTCTTTGCGCTATACCATCACGAGGGCATTTCATCACTCCCCCATGCTTAAATCCTTTTACTCCACGACCTTTTAGCACATCTGCTTGGGTAACTTTCCCATCTTTATTCAAATCAGGAAAAGTTTCTCCACCTTCTTTAAACTTTTTACCTTCGTCTGCTTTCATATACTCTTTTCCTACACTTTGTGGTACACCCGTTTCTTTAGCAAATTTAGGGTTGTTAGCCACTGCTGCCATGAATTTGTGCTGTGCCTTAGATTTGCTAGGCATTAGCGATTTTTAAAATACATGGTGATTTCAAAACCTAGACGAACGTTTTCGTATGTTGGCTTAGTCCACATAATAACCTCCTATCATTTTTAACACTTCCACCGTTTTCTAGCTTGACGCAGCCTAGAATTAGGGTTCTTAGCTGCTTTTGGGAACTTTTTCATCTGACCAGCAGAACGCGCACAGAATGACTTACGCCGTTTTGCGGCCTTGCTACCTTTCTTCACTTTACCAGTAACGGCTGTCTTGAGTTTAGAGCCGGGATTGTCCCTACGGTATTTAGCCACACCCTTCTTGGTCATACCTGCACCAGACTTAGTTGGACGTTTATGACCACCTTTAATGGTGTGGCCTTTCATAGTTCCCTTTTTCTTAACCACAAAACACCGTTACATTAGTAATATTGCTTAAAGTCAATATTGTAAAGTCACTACTACTATTACTACGTTGAGTAAGAATACCCTCGTCAGGTATAGTTACACTGTCAGCAAACGAAGAAGAGGACGCAGGAGTGTCAACCTGTAGAAGAAGCGTTCCGCTGGCGCTGTTAAGATTAAACTTTAACGACCCCGCAGAACCTGCACCTACGTAATAAACACTCTTAATCCTAGTGCG